TCACTCGTGGTTCGACGTACGACAACGAGCGGAACCTCTCGCCAGCAGCCCTCGCGGAGCTCAAGATCCGCTGGAAGGGCACTCGGCGCGAGCGACAGGAGCTCTATGGCGAGCTACTCAACGACGTTCCCGGCGCACTCTGGACTCCGGAGTCGATCGAGAATAATAGGGTGGTGTTGCTAGATGCGTAGACTGGCCCTCATTGCCATATTCGCAATCGCCTGGTTCGCGCTCTGGTACTGGCTCGGAGGCCTGGCGTGAAGATCTCCAAGTCGGATCTCCGGCGAGTAGTTGTCGCCGTCGACCCGGCTGCTACGTCTAACGAGGATTCGGACGATACCGGCATCATCGTTGTCGCTCGGACGCTGCACCTCGTCGACTCCAAGTGCACCCTGGAGAATTGCCCCGGTCACGGCGTCGTGCTCGGCGACTACACCTGCCACCTGCCTCCAGCGGGTTGGGCTCGCGCTGCGCTCAAGGCGTACGACGACTGGTCGGCCGACCGGATCATCGCCGAGACCAACAACGGTGGCGAGATGGTCGGCGAGGTTATCCGAGCTCAGCGCGTAGGCGTCCCGTACGACACGGTGACCGCGACGCGAGGTAAGACGACCCGGGCGGAGCCTATATCCGCCCTGTACGACCAGAACCGCTTCCACCACGTCGGCGAGTTCCCCGAGCTCGAGGAGCAGATGCGGACGTTCACTCAGGACTCCACCGAGTCGCCCGACCGGATGGACGCGCTGGTGTGGGGTGCGACGTACCTGGGTCTGATCGGCGGTCAGGGTATGGCGTTGCTGCAGCACATGAAGGACCAGACGCAGAAGCAGAGGAACCCGACGCACGCCGTCCTGGAAACTCTCCCGAAGCTGGCGCACGAGGCGGACCACCCGGCGCTGCGCAAGGGCTGCAAACACCGATACTTTGGCTCGCCCGAATCGGGCTTCCATTGCACCAACTGTGGAGGAAGACTTGTCCAAGACGAAGGCTAGGCCCAAGAAGGCGGAGGTCGTCAAGGGCAAGGTCCTATCCCGCAAGCAGGAGATCGAGTACGTCCGCAAGACGACTCAGACCGACACGCTGAAGAGGGCATACGCCGAAGTCCAGAAGGCTTTCCTTCAAGGGAATGCCGCTCAGCTCCCTGGATCCCGTCAGCCCTCCGGCTCCGGCTGGACCACCGGCGCGAACTCGCTGATCACCCGGGTCACTCAGAATCTCGCCTCCAGCTTCGACGTCGCTCCTGCTGAGCTCGAGCTCGCGCTCGCCGAGCAGGGACTCAGCTGGGGTCCTCCATTCCCGCCTGGCCGTCCGCTCGACCCGTTCTACGGCGTCCGACGTCCGCCGCGCACCTGGGACTTCTCGGTCGGCGAGAACGTCCAGGTCACGCCGCGCTGGGACCGGATCAGCTTCCAGACGATCAAGGCGCTGTACGACCAGTACGACGTCGCTCAGATCTGCGTCCGCCACCTCATCAACGACGTGCGGTCGCTCGACTTCGCGTGGGAGCCGATCCCGGGTGTGAAGGACGACGTCTCCGACGATATCGAAGAGGCTCAGCTGTTCTTCGAGTCACCGGACAAACGCCAGCCGTTCCGGAACTGGCTCGCTGAGTGGCTCCAGGACATCCTCCGGTACGACGCCGGGACGCTCTACATCCGCCGCAATCGAGCTGGGGACCCCTTGGCCCTTGAGGTGGTGTCGGGCACGACGATGATCCCGCTGATCGACTTCTACGGTCGCGTCGCCGCTGACGAGAACGACGACTTCGCCCCGCCGGACGGAACTTGGGACGGGGACACCGTGCCGAGCTACGCGCAGATCATCGAAGGCCTGCCGTGGGTGTGGCTCGCTCAGGACGACGTCATCTACCAGCCGTGGAACCCGCTGCCGGAGTCGCAGTACGGGCTAGCCCCGCTCGAGGCTGTCATGATGTCGGCGAACACCGACCTGCGCTTCCAGTGGCACTTCCTCCAGTTCTTCACCGAGGGCACACTGCCGGTCGGCTTCATGGAAGCTCCGCCGGACATGTCGAACCCGGAGCAGCTGAACGAGTGGCAGGACACGTGGGATGGCTTCATGCTCGGCGACCAGTCGAAGCTGCGGCAGATCCGCTGGGTACCGGCTGGCGCGAAGTTCACTCCGGCGAAGGCGACTGCCGACAAATTCGACGAGCTCTTCCCGCTGTACCTCATGCGTCGTACGTGCGCCGCCTTCGGCGTCACACCGAACGACCTGGGGTTCACGGAGTCCGTCAACCGGGCGACCGGTGATACGCAGGTCGACGTCCAGTTCCGTGTCGGCACGAAGCCGTTGCTACGGCACGTCGAGGACGTCATCAACATGTTCACCCGCGAGCACCTCAAGCTTAGGTGCCGCATCCGCTTCGACGACGGCCAGGAGACGGAGGACCGAGTTGCTACTGCCCAGGCGCACGCGATTTACATCGACCACGGCGTCGAGTCTCCGGATGAGGTCCGTATGGAGCTTGGAAAGCCAATCGACAAGGACCGCCCCGTCCCCCGATTCGTCAACAATGCCCGTACGGGTCCGATCCCGCTCATCTCGATCGAGTCGATCACCGGTAAGACGGACTCCGATACATACGGCCCGCGCGAGGACCAGGAACTGATCGACACGACGTTCGTCGCCGCTCCAGGTCCGACGCCTATCCTTGGGTCCCCTGAAGCCACCGCTGCTGCCGCGACGACCGCGCAGATCCAGCGCAACATGCTCAACTCGGCGAACGGCAAGCCGCAAGGTCCGAATGCTGCGACGCCCGCCGGTGTCGAAGGTGACCCGAATAACCCGGAGCAGACGTTGGCCCCGCAGCAGACTGAAGCCGCACCGACTCCGGCCGCGAACCCCCCCGCTCCTGAGGACACACCGTCTGCTGCGGGACAAGCAAGCCCTGACCCGGGGACTCCTGCTAGCAAGGAGCTGGAGGAGATCGAAGCCCGTAGGGTGACAATCGACTCCATTCTCGGCCGCATTGATAAGGCGACCGCCGGTGTAACCGCTACCACAGGGATCGCAGGGTCACCACTCGACGACGAGGATGACGACGAGGACGAAGACGACGCGTCGAAGCAGATCCAACTCGCACTTAACCTGCGCCGGTGGAAGACGCACGCGAAGGCGCAGCTCCGCAAGGGACGCGCTCCTCGCCGGTTCTTGGACATCCCGTCGACGGTGACGGACGAAATCTTCCCGCAGCTACAGAAGGCCCAGACGCGCCAGGAGGTGGACGCGGCCTTCGTCGAGTGGGAGAAGATCGTCAGCCGTGGCGACGGCTACTAGGCTCGAGGCTGCGCTGGCAGAGATGCCGGTGCGTCCGCTGTGGAAGGCGACGTCGGAGCGACCCCCGTTCCACGCTCATACAGACGAGATCGTGGACCACTACGCACCGCTGCTCCAGGATGCGATCAGTAGGCTGTTCACCGTAGAGCAGGTTCGGCACGCCGTCCGTCAGGCGTACGGGGCGGTCTTGAAGGACATTGGCGACGTGGAGACGACCGGTCCTCCTCCTCACCTCCGCAACGCCGAAGGGAAGCCGCGTTGCGCGTCGTGTTGCCTGGCGCGTCATCCGCTGTGCGTGAAGTACGGCAACTGGCGCGTCCGGCCGGATCAAGTGTGCGACGGTTGGACCCAGGATCCTTCGGTTCTCAAGGAGGCGCAGCCGTCCGGACCTACCCAGACGCAACTGGACCAGGCGAAGGTAGACGCGATCGCGGCGCTGCAGGGTAACGCCGATCCGAGTGCCCTTAATTCCCTACTCCACTCGCTGTACGGAGACGCGGCGTTGCAGGGCACGCATGAAGCGGCTGTCGCCGCAGGCGGCGTAGTGTTCTCCGGCCTCGCTAGTACGATCACCTCGCTCCCTAGCGACTATTGGGACAATTGGAAACCGGGGTTTGGAGCAGCGGCGGCGAAAGACGCCAACGGCGGGCTTAAGGAGCTGCTGGATGCGCGCGATGTCCGCATCAAAGGGATCACGGACACTCAAACCGAAAAGCTCGGGAATGTGATCGCGGACGGTCTCAAGAACGGCGACTCGATCAGTACGACCGTCAATAACGCTATGTCCGTACTCGGCGACTCCGGGAACGCCTCCACGATCGTCAACACCGAGTACGCGAGCGCTATGACCGCCGCGAATATGGACACGTACGTCGAGAATGGTGTGGAGCAGATCGAGTTCATGGCAGAATCGGACGCCTGTCCGGATTGCGAGGAGAACGCCGATGCCTCTCCCATCGGGATCGACGAGGATTGGCCGAACAGTGACGTGCCTGTACACCCGAATTGTCGCTGCGCGATCGCGCCGGTGGTGAATCTGTCGTGATCCACTTCCTACAGTTCTTCTTCGCTCAGCCGCACCAGCCGTGGTACCAGGCTGCAGTGTGGGGCAACGTCGTCGCCGTCGTCCCCTGCGGGATCCTAGGGTTCCTGTGGGGCGACCGGTGCTTCAAGCGGCTACACAAGAAGCTGAACGTCAACCGGCAGATCGCCGAAGAGATCCACCACTTCGTGCACCACGGCGTGCCACACCCAGACCTAGAGGAGCGCCAACGTGCTCGTAGCCTTTGACGTAGACGGAACGATCGACGCGTACCCTGAGGTATGCCAGTCGCTGATGTCGGCGCTGCGCGCCGCCGGACAGCGTGTCGTCGTGATCACCGGCTGTGGCACGGACGAACCGACGCCGCAGGACACGATCGACAAGACCGGGTACCTCGCGTCACTTGGATGTGCCAACTGCTACGACCAGCTCGTCGTCCTCGGCAACCCGACCGACGAGCTCAAGGCGAAATGGCTGAAGGCCAACAACGCTGACCTGCTGATCGACAACGACAAAGGCAACGCGAAGGCCGCGGCCGAAGTCTGCCCTGTATTCGTCCCCTGGCAAACGAGGGTCAAGTGAGCGACACCGTCATCACCATCCCCGACAGCGTGATCCTGGAAGTCCTCAACGAGTTCGCTGCCGTCGAAGTCGTCAAGGCTGTCGCCGAATCCCGCTATACACTCGGACTCGCGTATCCCGCGATGCGCGTAGACGTAGGTGTCGCCGCCGACGGGTACCGCGATTTCGTGTCCGCCGACACGCTCGAGAAGACCGCCTGGGCCTGGATGTCCAAGAACCGTGACATCGGGATGTTTCACCGTGGCGGCACGGAAGGTCACGCCACCGTCGTGGAGAGCTACATCTACCGCGGTCCGGATTGGGTCACGCCGTCACCAATCGACGGGTCCGAGTGCGTCGTCAAGGCTGGCGACTGGATGCTCGGGACCGTATGGGACGAGTACGGCTGGGAGATGGTGAAGTCAGGACTTGTGCAGGGCTGGTCGCCAGAGGGCGGAGCCCGTAGAACGAAGCCAACCGAAGAGCGTCTCGCTCAACTAAGATCCTCATGAATTTCCGCATGGCAATTCTTACAGACTACCTCGCACTTGGTTATCTCGGACTTGAGACTGGTCCAGCTCTGGTGCCCGCGGGGACCCCCTACATCGAACGACTTCCCACCGAGGTGGTGGAAGTCGAGCGCACTGGCACACCGGTCGTACCCGCACCGAGCACATCCGAGGCGCAGCTTGTAGGCCCGTATCCACTCTTTCATACGGACGAGCCTGCGTCGACGGGTCCCGGGCTGTTTGAGTCTGTGGCAGGCGCGGCAGTTCTTACCTATTCTCCCGACCTCGGCGATAAGGTGCCCATGTATGCAGTGGGTATCGGTGCCGTCGTATCTCACAACCGAAAGAATATAGGAGTTCATCGATGAGTGATTTCGACGTCACAGGCGTCACCGAAATTGAAGAGCTCGACGTCTCGAAGGTCTCTGGCGTCGGCTCCCCCGCGAACGGCACGAAGTTCATGGTGCTCAAGGCGACGGCGAAGCCCGCTGACGACGAAGAGAGCGATGACGACGGCACCGTCGACGGGAAGCCTGACCCAAGCAAGCCGTTCGGAGGCAAGAAGGCCAAGCCTTTCACCGCGAAGAAGGAGAGCAACACCGGCGGCCCGGGACTCACCGGCCAGGGCGACGATGAGTCGGCCGAGTCGGACGACCAGGAGGACGAGATGACCAAGGACCTGTACTGCGGTAACGCCGCGTGCGGGATCTGCCGGATGCGCTTCGGCAAGGATCTCTCGGAGACCGACAAGAAGTCGATGCCAGAGTCCTCGTTCGCATTCGTCGACAAGAAGGGCGGCAAGCACCTGCCGGTCCATGACGCTGGTCACACGCAGGCCGCGATGGGTCGATTCTCCAGCACGGACTTCTCGGACGCGAAGGGCGACCCCGAGAAGGCGAAGGCGAAGGCCGCCGGGAAGATCAAGGCAGCCGCAGGCAAGTTCGGCATGGACGTGGACTCGAAGTCCGACGTCGGCGTCGCAGCGAAATCCGCCGAGGCCGACTCGTTCGAGGACCAGACCACTGGCGGAGCTCGCGCCGGTTCGACTGCTCCGCTCGGCGACGAGACGCCGCAGGAGCACGGTCACCTCGCCACCGGGACGTCCGGCGTCGCAGGCCCGAGCACCGGCGCGACCAGGACGACCCCTAAGGCTGGTCCCGACAATGTCGTGGACAACGCCAACGCTGGGGTCTCCACCGTGCTTGGTGGCGGAGAGTCCGCGTACGACATTCCGGCGGAGGAGAAGCTCACGAAGGGATTCGCCGTCGCCACGCTCGCAGCGTTCATCGACAAGGTCGGTGAGCAGCGGAAGTTGCTGAAGGATGGGAAGTACTTGTTCGTCACCCCGCCGACGTCAGACGCAGGCGACCCGATGAGCCTGGCGGATATCGCCACTCACCTGGCCAACTGCTGCGACGCGTTGGACCGGATCCAGCAGAACGCTGCGATTGCCGCGGCGTCCGGCGCACCGGCGGATCAGTGCGACGTATGGGATCTCCAGGACGCCTCGAGCGCCCTCGACTTTGCGATGGGAGTCGCTGCGCGGCTGTCGTTCGCAGAGGCAGCTGACGGTACGGCTGCCAAGGAAGCACAGACCTCCCCCGTTGAGAAGCTCTACCGGCGACTCAACGTGGGGGATGCGAAGGCTCTACAGGCCGCGCACGATTCACTGACGTCCGTCCTGGGCGTTATCACCGCCAGCGATGCTGGCACGACCTCCGACGAAGGAGACATGATCCAGATGGAGCTCACGAAGAGCGAGTTCGTGGCCAGCGTCCAGGAAATCCTGAAGGCTGACCAGAAGCGCGCGAAGAAGGAAGCGAAGAAGGCTGCCCGACTCGCGAAGGATGCGGACACGAATCCGCACGATCCGCATCCCCCGATCTCCGCACCGCCCGCGGGCGACAACGGCAAGATCGACGAAGAGCTTAACGGGCTCTCCGACACGCATGTCACCAAGGAAGGCGACGAAGGCGTGGACGGCGAGGCCGTGAAGGAAACGCTGGACCCGAAGGATGAAGTTCTCAAGGGTGTGGCGGACGGGCTACAGGAGCTGACCAAGCAGATGGGTCAGCTCGGCGAGCTCGTCGAGAAGGTCGCGAAGCAGCCCCGCTCTGGCGGCCCGGTGCTCGACGGTCAGTCTCGTGGCGGGAAGTTCCCCGCGACCGAGGCTCGCACCACCGAGACCGTGGCGAAGGGCGAGGGCGATGCGGAACTCCAGCGGCTGCAGAAGGCCATGGACGAGGCGACCGACCCGGCGATCAAGTCCGACATCTCGGCGCAGCTCACGCGGGAGCGCTTCTACCAGGCGCACCTCCGCGGCGAGATCTGAGCCAACCCACCAACCATTCCACCACCACCCTCGAAAGGTAGTTGAAAACCATGGACCAGGAAGAGATGGTCAAGGAGACGCTGGCGATGCTGAAGAAGGCACAGACCAGCGGGCTTCTCGTCTCGACCGGTGTTCAGGGAGTAGACCTCAGCGGTCTGGTCTCCCTCGTCCCGGTCAACGTCCCGGCCCGCAACAACACGTCGGCTTTCCCCCGCACCATCGCGGGCGAGGGTAGCCAGACGGCGCTGTGGCGTGCCTTGCTGAACATCAACGCGCAGCAGACCGACGCAGCTGTCGGATTCGACTTCGCGGGCTCGCTCACCCTGTTCGACGAGCAGGATGTGTTCGCGCCGTACAAGCCGCTGGCGAAGGCCGGTCGCGTGACTCTGGACGCCGTTGCGGTGGCCCGGAACTACGCGGACGCTCTCGCGGTGGCGGAGCTCCAGACGCTGAACCAGCTGTTCATCGACCAGGACCTCCACATCATCAACAGCCAGAACTGGGCCATCGGTGCCCCGGCCACTCCGTCGCTTTCCGCGTCGGGGACGGGCGGGACTATCGATGCCTCCACCGATGTGTTCGTGAAGGTCGCGGCCCGCTCCGGCGCGAACTACTTCACTGGTGGCGCGACCAGTGGCGCGACCGCGGCTTCGGCTGAGGCCAGCGTCACGACCGTGTCGACGGCGAGCGTGAGCTCGGTGACGGCGTCGGTTCCGGCGAAGAAGGGCGCAGTCGCGTACGACTGGTACGTCGGCAGCTCGACTGGTGCCGAGGTGTACTACACCACGACCACCGTCGCGAGCGTCAAGATCACGTTCGTCCCGACCGCGGCGCAGGCTGTTCCGAACCTGCCGCTGATCAGTGCCGGTACTCCGTCCGCGACTCCGCCTACCGCGGATACGTCGTGGTCGCAGAACTGGTACAACGGCGTCATCGCCAGCACGCTGGGTGACTACGGGAGCCTCGGTCCGGTCACTCCGGGCAGCGGCAACGCGTCCGGTGCGACGTTCATCGACTTCGGGGGCAATGCGCCCTCGGCTTCGGGAGCGGCGATTGACGTGCTCGACCAGATCAACGACGCGCTGTGGGCTTCGGTGCAGCTCTCGCCGACCGCCTACATGGTCAACTCCCTCCAGGGTGACGAACTGAGCGGCTTGCTGCTCGGCACCTCGGCGGCGCTGACCTTCCTGCCCCCGACCGACGCTGATGCGCGTACGAACCTCACCGGTGGTGGGTACATCGGACGCTACATCAACAAGGCCGCTGGCGGAGTCCCGGTCATGATCGAAGTGCACCCCCGGGTCGCCCCGGGCACGATCATCGCCCGTACCGATCGCGTCCCCTTCCCGGGGAGCAACATCGGCTCGGTCTACGAGGTCCGGTGTCAGTACGACACGATGCGGTTCGACTACGCTGCGAACTACAACCCGGGAGTTGTCGGGGGAGGTCCGCGGTACGACTTCGAGATCCGCTCGATGGAGACCCTGGTCAACAGGGCACCCGTCGCGCAGGCGATCGTCTCCAACGTCAAGTAGGAGTAAGATCGGTCTCGAATCCACTGCCATCCCGCTGCGACGCGCTACGACCTCCTGGTGTCGGCGCGCGGGATGGCACACCTTAACAGGAGGTCCAAATGAAGATCCACAGTGTACAGGTTAAGAGGACGTATGGGTACCGACTCGACCCGCAGCGTGGCACGGTTCGCGAGGCAAGCGAATCGTTGGTTCGGTCGGACGTCGACCGCATCGTTCACAACGGCGTGACCTACGAGGTCGACGGCGACGGCAACTTCGACGTGCCGAGCGACGTCGCGGAGTTCTACACTCGCCAGCCTGACTGGTACGAGGGGGACAATCCGTTCCCGCCTGGCGACGAGGTTGTGTCCACACCATCGAATCCGAAATCGAAGCGAGCCTCAGATCGCGCGTGAGGGTCGTATTCCCTCACACCTCGCCACACCCGTTCGCGCTGGCAGCGCTCGAGGAGTTCGCCCCGGGCGCTGAGCGCGAGTTGATAGACCCCTACCGGCCGGAGCAGTACTACGAGCTGCTGGCAGGTTGGTGGGGGGACGGCGAGACGTTCCTAATAGTAGAGCAGGACATCGAGATACACGCCGACGTGATCCCTCAGCTCGAGGTGTGCGACGGCGACTGGTGCATCTTCCCCTACGGAGGACCGGGCTACGGCAAGAACCACGGCGACGGAGCCGATCATCTGCTGAAGCGAAGCCTGGGCTGCACCCGATTCTCAGAGCGCCTGCTTAAAACTTTGCCGTCGTTCATGGGCGACCTCCCAGTCCGCAACTGGCAGCGACTGGACTGCGAGATCAACCCGAAGCTCGTGCGTGCCGGGTTTACTCCGTGCTTACACGAGCCAAACGTGGCGCACCATCACGTCTACGACGGACTGTGCGCCTGCGGGAAGGAGCACCCATGTTCAGGAAGCTGAAGAAGCCGACCGTCGTCCGCGCTGATAATCAGAAGTGGAAGGACGAGGATCGCGCTGGGTTGTTCAAGCGGATCGCCACCGTCCTGGAGCACGGCCGGAAGACCGGCAAGCCCGTCGTGGTGGTCGACGCACGCGGAAAAGCCTACGTTGAGACCACGTGGGACCGCAAAAAGGTACTTGTCCCTCTGTCCAGCCTCCCGCCCGCACCTAACCGGCGCGAGCGACGTGCGCGCGCACGTGCGGTCGTACTACCGATGCGCAGGCAGGCCGAAGGGAAGGGCATGCGGAGCGCGTTCCGCGGGATCACCACCCGTCAGGAAGCGTTCTCGCTCAACGACATACCAAAGGCGACATGAGCACACCCGCACCGCCCTTCACTCCAACTCCATTCGCCACCCCGATCGTCTCTCCGGCGGTCGCCAGCTTCTTCCGACGCGTGCCGTACATCTCGCCGTCGGAGTACAAGCAGGCACCGACCTCCGTGGCGACAAACACGCTGGTCCCCGGTGGCAACCCGGCGGCGAACCTCGCCGAGCTCGCCAACGTCATCTGGCGGGCGAGCGACTGGGTGGACACGATGTGCTACCACCGGGCAGACGGTACGCTTGCTGCCAGCCCGACCACGGAGCAGAACTGGATCAAGGCGAAGCCTGACGGATCGCTCATCTTGATCTGCTCGTACAAGCCGATCCTGCAGGTTAACGCGCTGGCGCTGGGTCCCGTCCCAAGCCAGATGTCAGACGTCACTCAGGACGTCGCCAACAACATCTTCATCAAGCGAAAGACCATCCAGGTCCCAGGTGCGTGGCAGGGAAGTCCGCAGCCGTTCTTCAGCGGATTCCCGACGTACCGCGGCGGGGTGTACGCGATCTGGGAGTACGTGAGCGGATTCCCGCACACGGCGCTCACGGCAGACGCGACCAAGGGCTCGAGTTCGATACAGGTGGCTCCGGCAGTTCCGGCTGGCGCGGTGCTGTTCGGCATCTACGACGGCACGCAGCTGACCATCCACGACGGTGCCGCCACCGAGGTGATCGTGGTAACGTCGGTCAGCGGTCTGACGCTGAACCTAGCGCAGCCGCTGCAGTACGACCACACGATCCCGACTACACCGACACCGGACACCGTCCGAGTGACCGCCATCCCATGGGCGGTGGAGCAGGCGACCATCTCCCTGGTATCCTGCCTGATCAAGACGCGCGGCACGCGCGCAGCAGTCCTACCCCAGACTCCGGGGACTCCTCCACCTAAGCAGGCGCTCGCCGACGCAGGCGGGCTCGAGGACTTCGAGATCGCGGAGAAGCTGCTGAAGCCGTTCACCTCCGTCTACTTGGCGCAGTAGGCATGCCGGGTAGAGCGGCGGTCCGCGCTGCGGTGACCTCATACTTCCAGAACGCGGGTATCAGCTTCGTGGGTACGGTCTTCCCCGCTCGCAGCTACATCAACGAGACCGACTACGAGCAGAACATGATGGGCACCGTCGTCGCTAGCGCCACCGGGTCCGCTTGTGTTCTTGTCGTCAACATCCTGGACGACGACCGGACCCGCCGCGCGGATACCGGGCGCGGCGCGCAGAACGACTCCGAAGTGCACACCGTGTTCCTGGAGCTGTTCTTCGCCAACACCGGCGGCGACCCGATCGCCTCGCAGCAGGACTACGACACCATCGTGGATGAGATCATCCAGGCGATACGCAACGACCCAACTTTGGCTGCACCGACCGTGATCTGGTCGGCCGGGGAGAACCCCGGGCTGAGTGGCGCACCATCGGCGGGCATCCGCCACGCTCAGAAGGAGCCGTATACTTCCGCGGACGGGATGACCGTTTGCATTCCAGGCATCGTGCAGTTCGAAGCCTGGGAGTGGATCGCCGGACCTGTCACCCCGTAGGAATGTCAACCCATAAGGAGAACCCAGACTCATGACTTTCCAGAGCGCCCTTCCAGTCCCCGAGACTGAGATCGGCTTGGCCATCGAAGCCACGCGCGGAACCGCGGTCTACCCGACCGTCTGGGTCCCCGTCATGGGTCCGAAGTACAAGCCCGATCTCACGCTCCTGCCGGACGAGACCCTTCAGGGGTCGATGGTCAAGATCTACGACGAAATCGCCGGACTGCGCTACGACAGCCACGGCTGGGACAGCTATCCGTACCTGGACAGCTTCCCGGTCCTGGTCCGGGCGCTACTCGGGTCG